TTCCTCGTTGGCTCACTGGGTCTTGTGGGATTGCTCCTCGTTGGCTCACTGGGTCTTGTGGGATTGTTCCTCGTTGGCTCACTGGGTCTTGTGGGATTGTTCCTCGTTGGCTCACTGGATCTTGTGAGATTGCTCCTCGTTGGCTCACTGGGTCTTGTGGGATTTGTGGATCGTGTGGATCTTGGGTAAAGCAAAAATGCTCAAGTGGATGGTTGGGGTTGGTCATGATGTGAGAGTTTTTTGATAGCTTGATAGCGAAGGGATGTTGCAAAGCAACAATAAAGTACAGAGACTGTAACTTTTTTAGCGTTAGTTACAATTAAAATTATAATGGACCTATCAATGAATTAAAATTTCAATTTTTTATTGCTAATGTATAATAAAAAAATTATCCCTTTCCCTTTTTATTTTTTGTTTTTTTGTTTTTTTGTTTTTTTGTTTTTTTGTTTTTTTGTTTTTTTGTTTTTTCTAGGTTTCAACATAAAATAATTACTAAACCTACTATTCTACTGCATTGATGTAGAATGTTAAAACATCCGGACCAAATAGCGCGATTATTTTCCTAAACTGCAATGCCGAAAAATTAGCGTCCTTTCCTTCAAAGGTTTTGGCATCTTCTTCCATGACCTTGCGATTTGCTTCGTTTATGGCTTGGACTTCGTTCTTGGCTTTGCGGACTTCGTTCTTGGCTTTGCGGACTTCCTTGACTTTCCGAGCGTGGTGCATCTTGTTTTTCTTGGTCAGAGAATTCAACGAAGAAAAAGATCCAAAAGTATTCATAGTAGTTTTTTGATAGCTTGATAGCAAAATGTTGCAAAGCAACAATAAAGTACAGAGACTGTAACTTTTTTAGCGTTAGTTATAATTAGAATTATAATGGACCTATTAATAAGTTATAATTTCAATTTTTTTGAATATATAAAATTATAAAAAATTGAAATTATAATTATTATTATTTGTTAATATAATATAATATTAAATAAATGGCACAAACAACTTTATTAAAACCAAACAAACCGTTAATATCTATAGTATTTGATTTAGATGAAACATTGGTATATAATAGACATACTAACAATACTGAACCAAATATTAGAAATAATGTACAAGATGCATTAAAATATATACGTAATATACCAGAAGTTGAAATGATAGTATGGACAGGATCAAATGCGGAAACATGTGAAATAGTATTGGATAAATTAACAAATAAAGAATGGATGTTTGATGAAATAATATCACGAGATGATAAATGGTTTAATGATGCTATTTATACAAAAGATTTAAGATTATTAGGTCGTGATTTAAATAATGTGATATTTTTTGATAATGATTTTAGATGTGTTAAATTGAATAAAGCAAATAGTATAGTAGTAGAATGTTATAATGGTGAATATAATGAACATGATAATACAATTATAAATATGATGTTATTATGTGAAGAAATTATTTCTGGTATGAAAAAACATAATATAGATGCATTATCAATGTTAAATAATATTAAAGATAAATATTGTTACACAAAAATTATTGTATTATCAGAAAATATAAAACAAATATTATATATGTATGAAACTATATATCATCCACCGCATGGAGAATTTAATATGTTAAAATCACACGAAATTATTAATTGTAGAACACATAATTATAAATAATTGAAATTATTTTATTTTAATATTGTATTTATATTATGCTATACAATACTATGAAAGTTGTTAAACGTAATGGATCATCTGAAAATATTAGTTTCGATAAAATTTTAGCTCGTATAGATAATTTATGTAATATACAAAATTACAAGTTGTCAAAATATGTAGATCCTACTATAGTTTGTTTAAATACAATCAAAGCTATTAAAGATGGTATTAGTACAACTGAATTAGATATTGAATCAGCAAAAAATGCGTCTAATATGGTATTGGATCATCATGATTATAGTTTATTAGGTGCTCGTATATTAATAAGTAATTTATATAAAAATTTAGAAGCAAAATATGGGATAACAAAATTTAGTGAAATGGTAGAATATATAAATAATATGTTACCAGAATATTTAGATAAAAATTATTATAAATTTGTATCTGAAAATAAAGATGAATTAGATAATATTATAATTAGAGAATATGATTATAATATAGATTATTTTGGATATAAAACATTAGAATATGGATATTTAATAAAAAAAAGAAATGCAAATATAGATGAAATATTAGAAACACCGCAAGCATTATTATTAAGAGTCAGTATAGCATTACATATGCCTGATCTAAATATGATTAAAATAAATTATAATTATATGGCCCAAGGGAAATTTATACATGCTACACCTACTTTATTTAATGCTGGAACTAAAATACAACAATTATCATCTTGTTATTTATTAGGTACTGATGATTCAATAGAAGGAATATTTAAAACAATAGGAGATTGTGCTAAAATTAGTAAATGGGCAGGTGGAATAGGTATTCATGTAAGTAATATAAGAAGTAGAGGACAAGTAATCAAATCAACTAATGGAAAAAGTGATGGTATTATCCCTATGTTGAGAATGTATAATGAAGTTGGTAAATATATAAATCAATCTGGAAAACGTAATGGCGCTATTGCTATTTATTTAGAACCATGGCATGCTGATATTCTTGATTTCCTTGAATTACGAAAAAATGGTGGTGATGAAACAGCAAAAGCTAGAGATCTATTCACTGCTTTATGGATTCCTGACTATTTTATGGAACTTGCAAAATCCGATGATTGGTGGTATTTAATGTCTGAAGATGAATGTCCAGGATTATCTGATGTATATGGCAATGAATTTAAACTTTTATATATAAAATACGTTGAACAAGGAAAATATATAAATAAAATAAAAGCAGCAGAATTATTAAATCGTGTCATTGACTCACAAGCTGAATCTGGAACTCCTTATATTATGTTCAAAGATAATATAAATCGCAAATCTAATCACAAAAATATTGGTATCATCAAAAGTAGCAATCTATGTGCTGAAATTGTAGAATATTCAGATGCAAATACATATGCTGTATGTAATTTAGCATCTATAGCAGTTAATAAATTTTATAATAAAAAGGATAATAAATATGATTATGAAGGATTATATGAATTAGCAAAACATATTACAAATAATTTAAATAAAATTATAGATATTAACTATTATCCTACTATTGAAACAAAAACATCTAATTTTAATACTCGCCCTATTGGTATTGGTATTCAAGGATTTGCTGATTTATTAATTGAAATGAATTTACCATATGAAAGTGAAGATGCCATTATGATGAGTGCATATATTATGGAAACAATATATTATGGTTGTATAGAACAAAGTAATGAATTAGCTAAATTATATGGACCTTATGATAAATATATAGATTCACCATTCTATAATGGCAATTTACAATTTGATTTGTGGAATATGGAAAATGATATATCTAGATCACATATTGTAACAACAAACAAATGGGATTGGAATAAATTAAAACAAAATATACAAAAATATGGTATGCGCAATAGTATGTTATCTGCTCTTATGCCAACAGCTAGCACTTCTCAAATCTTAGGTAATTATGAATGTTTTGAACCAATAACATCTAATATATATAGTAGAAAAGTATTATCTGGTACATATATTGTAGTTAATAAATATTTACAACAAACATTAATCGAATTAGGTTTGTGGACAGACAATATTAGAACTTCTATTATCCAAAATAGAGGATCTATACAAAATATTAATGAAATTCCTAATCACATAAAAGAAATACATAAAACTGTATGGGAAATTAAACAAAAAGCTATTATAGATCATGCTCTTAAACGTGGTCCATATGTTGATCAAAGTCAAAGTATGAATTTATATTTTGCCACTAGTGATAAATTAAAAATTAGATCAGCACTATTTTATGGATGGTCAAATGGTATAAAAACAGGAACATATTATTTACGTACAAGACCAGCTATTGAAGCTCAACAACAAATAACAACAAAAAATACTAAACAAAACAATACAGAATATCAATGTACTATGTGTAGTGCATAATATATAATTTTAATCTATTTCATTTATATCATATCGTATATTTACTAATTCAATAAATTCTTTCATTTTATTATATAAATATATCAATGTTTTATTATATGATAATATAACATCACATATTATACCAACATGTATTGATGTTATTGATGTTATATTTGTGATATTATTTTGTTTATAAATATCTGAATAATTATTTTTTATAATATTTGTAAATGTTTTTGTTAATCTAACACGTTCAATACAAAATAATTTTGGATATTGTATATTAAAATCACTTAATAATGAATGTAATATTACACATTCGTTATTAAATCTCATATTCAATTCCAATAAAATATACATATGTATTTTACAAATAATAATAGTACTATCTATTGCTATTCTGTTTTCAATTAAAATATTATATATATTTCTATTATATAATATTTGCATAAAATTATTTAATTCTTGTTTTTGTAATGTTTCTATTTCCATTATTATTATATTTGTAGTTTCTTTTACTATATTATCTTCATATTCATCACATACATCATATGTTGTCATATGTAATAAATGTAGTAGTTATTTCAATATATAAATACATTCTATAAACAAACATATATTCAATTTTTACTTATAATTAATTAAATATAGTATATAATATTTTATGATTTTTTATACATTTTATATATTTTATCATCTATATAACTATAACACTTTTCTATTTCATCATTAGTAAATTGTTTAATATATTTAGATTTAATGTATCTATCATTGGTTATATATTTATTTAAAAATTTATATACCAAATTACTCATATAATTTCCAGCATCACAAATATATGTATATATAGAATCATTTGTTTCCAGAATTTTATAAAATAAATTACTACATAATTTTTTTAAATCATCTGCATTTTTTATATAATTTATATTTATTATAAATGTTTCTAAAAACCATATAGACCATGCAGCACAAAATCCATCTGGTGCACCATATTTTTCATCATATATATTTTTACTTATTGACTGGAATGATACTTTAGGTAAATAATCAGATGGACGAATATATATGAATTTTTTATCATGTAATAAAAAATATTTTTCTATATATTCATCCATTTCTATATCATATGCCCAATTGCCATCTATTTTTCCAAATGGTTCAAACCTAATTACTATTTTATCTTTTATATTTATAATTAATGTATTTGCATGATATGAAGAACCACCATATATAATAGTTATAAAAATGCTATATATATATCTATTTGTTTTTTTATACATATTTTCAATTCCCTCATATAATTTATATGGTATATTATTGATCAATGTATTATACCAATAAAATGAAACATTAAAATATATAGATGGATATATCAATGTTTTACTTACTGTATTATTAAAATCATCACATATAGCAATATCATCTTTGTTTGCACATTCTTTATTTTTTTTACATTGTAATTTATCACATATAATCATATTTATAGTATCATCATTTTTAAATTCATAATATGGCATTCCAAAAATATCATATTTACCAATACATAAATAATAATATATTATTGTAGCAGTAAAACTATTGTTGAAAATTGAAAAATCAGCATTATTATATTTGATCAAAATATAATTATCAACTGAATTTTTCACATTATTTGATATATATAACATTTTATTTATTATTTCTGCATCTGTTAATTTATCTTTTTCATTATGATATTTATAATATTCTATCATAAATTTATTAAATTGTTTTTTGTTTTCAATATCTTTCGTATCTATATAATCAATACATAATTGTTCAAAAACTGATTTTTTTGAAAAATTTAATTTTTTTTTAATTAAATCATTTTTTATAATAGGTAATATATATATATGAGTACAAATATAATGCAATATTGTATTACCATATATGTCACATTCATATAAATTATCACTATATTCTATTATTTTATTCAATAATAATTTATATTTTAACTGATCATAATATTTTATTCCATACATCGCATAATTTAACATATAAATATCTATTGTGTTAAAATCTATCATATCAAAATATTTTATAATATGTTTTTGCATATCTTCATTTGATTCTTTAATTATTGTAATTAATATATTGTATAATGAATTTCCGTTATCACAATAAAATAAACTATTTATATTTATATGCTTGTATCTCATAATAAAATCAAATAAACCTATATGATTTGACATTATAATATATATTAATGGATGTCGTCCATTTGAATCTATTAAATTTATAACATTTGGTTGTTTTATTAATATAAATTTAATTAATTCTATAACATCTTTATTTAAATCTGTTTTATATTTAGTTTTTATAGTGATCTCAAATGGGAAACTTTTTAGAAATCGTGATTCATATGCTATTATATAAGATAAAATAGGTATATATTTTGGTTTATATAATAATTTTGGTGTTTTATTTATGTAGTATTTTATAATATTTAATAATTTTTTTG